CTTAGGAAGAATTGTATGATAACCATCATCATCTTCCCAGATAAACCATCCTCCATTATTAGGATGCCATTCCTCATTAAGATATAAAGTAGCACCAAATGATCTATCATGTTGCTCATCAGTATGCCAAGCAATTCCAGACATAGGTTGCCAGATATAATATTTACATACTAATTCTGTATATTTTGGAAGTGATAATTTTAATTCTTGATCTAACAACTGTTGTATATTATCTGATACAGGAGTAGTAATACAACTACCAACATCACCTTGTTGTACCCTAGGATCCCAAGTTAGACTACTTGATGACCAACAATATATACTAACCCTTTCATCAAGTTCCTTTAAACATTTTTGGTACAAATCATTACTGATAGCATCTTCAATTAATATCATAGAATAAAAAGGGGGTGTTTAACCCCCTTGTGACAGTTTCCTATTTGGTTTCTAGGATTGCTTCTTTAATCACGGTCTTTAATTGTCTTAGTTTTTTCTTACCAAGACCAGCACGTGTATCTATCTTCACTTTAACCCAGTATACTCCTGCTAATACGAGGAGGAAAGGAATGGCATCTGCCCATGAGATCTCATTCCATGCTTGTACTACGTTCATAATTAATTAGTTATTCACCCGCAAGTTTAGCGAAGTATGAAAGAGTATCTTCAGAATCCTCAACAGGAGACGAAGCAACTGCACTCTTTAGACCAGCAAGATCAGAATCATTGAAACCACCAGAAGGTTTTGGTTCATACTCCTCACTATCCACACCAAGGTTAGGACGTACAGGTGCAGCACCTTTACCAAGAACCAAATTCAAACGTGCTGTAAGTTGCTCGTAAGACTTGAAGTTCTTCTCTGCTTCAAACTCTGCAAGAGAGTAACCCTCTTTCCAGATAGACTCTAGTTTATCATCATCGAAGTTACCTAACACTTTAGGTGCAGCGAACTCAGACTTATCATAGTTCCAGTAACCATCAACCTTGCGGATCTTCAATTTGAAGTCGGCACCCTTCCAGAAGTTGAAAGGATCAACAGGAGACTCGTCTGCAAATGCAGGTTGCATTGCTTCAATGAGTTTATCAAAGATCTTCTTACCAAACTTGTAGAGGAAGACACGACCCTCATTCTCAGGATGAGCAGGATCTTGAACAACGTAAATATTGCTGTAGTAAGAGAGTTTACGCTTCTGAGCACGAGCGACCTCTTTATCGCTATCACGACCACTGTTCCAAAGTTCCCTGTTCAGTTCTCCAACGGGATCATCCTTACCAAGTGTAGTAAGACTGTTCTCAATGTACCACTGTCCACCTGGACCTTTAAAAGCATGACTCCAAACCTTTGCCCAAGGCATTTCTTCTCCATCAGGAGCAGGAAGGAATCGGATGACTGCGTAACCGTTACCAGACTTATCAAGTTCAGGTTTCCAGAAACGTTCGTCAGCAGAAGAACCAGCAGCAGGCTGATTCAATTTATCAATCTCTCTGGATAGTTTTGCAAAGGTATCACCCTTAGATGATGCCTTTTTAAGAGAGGCAAATGACATTTCGTATTCTCCGTATTAAGTGTGTTGTTTTGGATTGTTACTATGTAATCGTAACATACTATTTAGGTTTAGTCAACCCCCTGTCTTCAAAATTATTTCTGAGATACTGGTCTAATGGTGTGACTCGCCAGACTACTGAACTTCTGTAAACATATGCTTCAGTTGGTCCCAATCCCCTGTGTGGGTGTTCAGATGGTATCACAATGACTCTTCCAGGAACATATTCATGTTCTTCTACTACATCACCATCCATGGTTGTCAACTGAAATTGTCCACCCCAAGAACTGTCCCACTCAGCATTGGTCATCATCAAAATTGTGAAATCATTACCACCAATCATATCTCTATGTGTAGTACCATCACATCCTTCATGTTGAACGTTCAATGATATCGCATGTAAGAAGAAGTGTGCTTTCAGTTCTTCCTCAATATGTGCAAGTATCTCAAAGAATGGTTCAGCATGTTTTGAATATTCTCTGATACTATTCAATGACTCACGTCCAAATAGTCTAGCACCGAATAACCTATGTGATCCCTTTGTACCATATGGCCATGTAGTACGATTGGCGACATTGGTAGTATAGAGAGGTATCTCACTTATGTGTTCTTCTATCTGATGTAAATACATACCATCAAATAGATTGTCAATTACCTTACAAATCATTGTTTAGTCAACCCCTCGTCGTGCAGTTACGTCAAGTGTTTGAATCATAGCATCCATACACTCTGCGAGGTCTTTATACCCAAAAGCATTGGACAGGGCATTGATCCTAGATTTCATGTCTGCTGCTTCACTGTCCTCTGATGCAGCAAGACATAATCTACCATAAAAATTCCTTTGTTTATCAATCAAGTTTTTACAATCTTCAATATGATCTAGTCTCTCTTCTCTACTCATCGTAGAAAGTTGTGCCGTCATCGATGCAACTTCTTGATAAGTGTCGAAGATATCTTGTAGATTTGATTGTACTTGTTCTGAATTGAAAAAATTACTCATTTTACAATGGTAGTACTCCTTTGGATCTTTTCTTCATGTAATTTAAACGCTCTGCTTCATGTCGCAAGCGTTCTTTGAGAGGTTTGGACATTAGTTTCGGAACAGTTTCAATCTCAATTTCATTCTCTTGACAGTATGTTACTACTGCTTCAATGTATGAAATAAGACCGCTGCTACGCTTCACCAATACTTCAATTTCTTGAGAGAATTTAGTGGGAGTTAAAAACTTGTCCTCAGATTCTTTATCAGGCATTCGTTCTTCCCCTAACAAATTCTTCAATATAGGATTTGAGTAGTTGTAAATAGTCATCAAGATTGTACTTCTGAAATACTTGAACAGATCCCTCTTCAGTTGCGATAAGTGTGACAATTTTCTGCACCTCTAAACCTGAACGTTCAAGGAACATTGCTGCATACGCAGTCTCTTGAACAAAATAATGTTCAACCCAATCTTCCTTTTTTTCTTTTGTTGAAGTTTTGAAATCGATTACTGCCAACTCACCATCAAACTCAGCGATGCAGTCTACACGACCAGCAAGACCAAGGTAATGAGAGTATAGAAAAGTCTCTAAACAATGAATGTTATTGATACGATCTAACGTAGGCTTTGCTATGTGAAACATTCTAACAGACAATGGATTATTTGCCAAGTATTTGTCTGTATCTAATTCACCGTTGAAATAATCTTCAGTAATAGAATGGAATGCTGTACCTCTTTGGGTTGCTCTGGCAGTAATTCTATTCGCTTCCGTTTCACCAATTCGCTTTCTCCATTTTGAGAAGAAGGCAGCGTTCTTAAACGACGTGATGGAAGTTACACTCGGATAATATTTATCCGCACCAGGAATGGGGTAGAATCTAGTACCATTACGGTCAATAGCATCAACCTCAACATGTTCTTTGAGGTCGGGATCAATAAATTTAAACATTAAAAACCTAGATTATACTTAGTGACAAGATAAGATTTGACCAGTCCAGACCTCACGATGTCATCAATACCAAACTCAACGCAAGTAAACTCACGCATTTGCTGAAGGATATTAATGAAGTTTGAGATACCAGACTTCTCATACTCTCTAGTGAGATCGGTTTGAGTGATGTCACCACAGAACATAATCTTAGAATCTTGACCAACTCTTGTTATTATACTATCAAGTTCATGATAATTCAAGTTACTGAATTCATCAACTATAACAATAGCATTATCGAGAGTAACACCACGAATGAAACTTGTAGACCAGAAACTTATTGTTTCTTGAGCACGAAGATTTTCATAGAGCATCTGAAAAGAGTTATCATCAGGCATACTGAACATAAATCTCACCATATTTTTATATGGTATCTGATATAGTGCAGACTTATCTTCATGGTCACCAGGTAGGAAACCAATCTCTCTAGTAGGTACTAGAGACCTGACAATGTATATCTTATCATAAGGTGTGCTCTCGTCAAGTACTTCTTTCAAAGCAAGATACAATGTAATAAAAGTTTTACCTGTACCTGCTGCACCATGTAGAAGAAGGTTCTGACCATTTGCATACTGTTCAAACACTAACTCCTGATTAGGAGTCAATGGATTGACAGGAACCATGTAAGATGAATCAATAGGTTTCTTTCTCTTCATCATCTTCTTTGACATTGGTTGAAGTGGTGCAGTACCATTGCCATTACCGTTGGATTTCTTTCTTGCTCTTGGCATTATGTAAAACGACTCAAGTTTGATCGAGGGTGTGCTGCTTGGACTTTGGACATGACTTCTTTGAAACCATCATCAGCTTTAGGTTTGCCATACATATGACCACCTATACCTTGACTCCAATCTTTATCCCAATCGGGATTGTCTTTACGCCACTGATCATAATCACTCATTGACATGGAGAGTTCTTTTTTCTCTCCAGTATTTTTATTTAGAACAGGGTAGGTGGGCATTCAAGTTTCCTCCTTTTTGTGTTTTTGTTCTTGCTTAATACGCCATCTAAATTGTTTGGCATATTTAACTTCCTCCTCAGTATACCAGTCTGGGTGCTTTTTTGCAAGTTTTATAATTTTCTTCGCTGCTTTCTTATCATTCAAAATTAACTAAGCATTTGTACTAACCAACTATTTAGATCACTCAATCCTTAAACATGGTTGGATATCCTCCCAATTAGTATAGCGACAAGGACATTCATCCTCTTCCTCAGGACACCACCCAAGTGCCTCAGCAATGATTGGGAACTGACAGGTGAAATGATCTTTAACAAGGAGTGCAATCTCTTGGTGCTCCTTCTGGGTGCCATTGGAAGAACGCAATTCGATGTAATGAATCCAGTTACGAAGGTTACCAGTCATATACATCTTTGTTGGTACTGCAAGAGGCAATATATTTCTTGCACATTCCTTTGCAATACCTGAAGCAAGCATTTCTTTATAGAGATTCATTCCATCTGTAAAATGCTTTTGTATTTTTAACTCGTAGTCCTGTCTGACAAATGGATCTATGTCATCAATACTGTTCTGCCTATTCTTATCATCTTGACGACGTAGTTCTGGCATAGGAATACTATCTCCAAGTAAAGAGGAGTCAGCATATCTCTGTGAAAATTCTTGAAATGTAAACGACCTATGCCTCAATACTTGAGCAGCGATGGCACGAGTAGTATGAATCTCCAAAGTCATTGTTGCTTGCTCAAACACAGACCAATGACCGTGCTTGATACAATACTTCAACAGTCCTGAAACCTTTGGGTTCTCTTGGTTATTAGGATTACTTACACGAGCAATGTATCCAATGGTCTTCTCTGCATCAGGAGTAACAGAGATTAAACATACTTTAGTCATGAATTCCTTAATAATATACGAAAAATTACATACAATCCCATTGCAGACCAGTATCCTAGGGTTGCTAATCCAAAGAGACCTGGTATGCAAGCATTCCATATTAGCATAAGAGCTAAAGGTGATAGAAATAAGTTACCAATTGCATTGACAACTTCTTTACCCTTCTCAGCATTCTTTTCTTTTTCTGCCTCCTTATCTATTTCTTCTTGTTCTATCTCTGCTTCTTCCTTTTTTTGTTCCTCTAAGGCACGTTTATCAAAGTAAATTGTCACTTTTTCCTGCCTTTCTTTGGAGGTTTTGGTTTGTTTGGATCGTTCCATAATTTAGGGTTACTTCTACCTTCTGATTGTGTAAATTTTACAAAGTTCTTTTTATAAAGATCATAATAATAATCAAAAAGATCTGCTTCTTTTCCTGTAAGTGCGATGTCAAAGCATGATACATCATCTACCTTATACTCAACCAGATAGGCAGAATATGGTAGAGATGTATCCTTTGCATCATCGACAGTACATTTTTCTTTATAGACTCTTACTCCTTTCAACCTCTACCTCCCCACTCAATCTGAGGGAATGCTTCACTAACAACTGCTTTAGTAATGCGTTTGTATTTTTCATTCACTCTTCCATCCTTTGCTAGGACTATTAGTTCTGCTTCCTCAGCAGCAAGTCCCTCCAAGAGTTGAACAAACATAGATTCTCTCTTCAAACCTTTGAGTCTAGGTTCTCCACCTTTAAAGAATCTATAAAGACCACGATACTCTTGCTCAAGGCGAGAGTGATCTGTTCCTATAGGTGCATCATTAGGAGTATAAGGTACATCTCCTTCTGGCATCACCGATTCAATACTCTCATCAAAATTGATGATTAACACCTGTCTGAGAGCACTGCTGTTATGTTTGCGAAGAAGTTCTACCTTCTCCTTTTTTGTCTTTGCATTAGAGACCTTTCTCAAAATCTCACTGAGTAGTAACCTAGGGTTACTGTTGTCCATATTACGTGGCATAATTTAGTTCCTGTAATTAGTCTTCGTCGTCTGCATCCTCAAAATTCCAGTATGGATTTGTTGGTCTGATGTAGATAAGTTCGTCATGTAACATGTTACCATCTTCATCAAACATTTCAGGATGTGAAACTGATTTAGAGTATGCTGCATTTTCTATGTAGTCTTCTACATATCCTTTTGCCAACCAAGAAACAGTTACCCCAAGGATAAATGCTCCTATAACAAATAACACAATCAGTGCAACAATGATTGGTTCCATAGGGTTTCTCCGCAGCTATTTTTATTTAGTGTTTATATCAAGTTGTTCTCTCTCAAATATAAAACAGTTTCGGTACAACCTCCAAGAACTTTGCCATCTAAGATGACTTGAGGAAATGTACTAGCAGCACCAAACTGTTCATAGAAACCTTGTCTATCGAAATGTGTATCTAAACGATACTCACTAAACTTATATCCCTTACCAGCAATAACTGCTTTAACCTTTGAGCAGTAGGGACAACCGTTACGAGTGTATACAGAAAAATTCATAGGAAATATGTTTTTAAAAATTATAGCATAAAAAAGGAGGGGTCGCAACCCCTCCTGTATTATTCACTATGTGAATTTAGAATACGAACTTAGCACCAACTTTAGCACCCCAGTTACGGATTGTGTCTCCAGAAGAATCTTCTCCTGCAGTAGCACCAGAGATCTCAGCATAAGCAGAAAGATCATCAGTTAGAGGAGCAGATGCACCGATCTTACCAGAAAGTTCTGTTTCTGTATCGTCAGCAGTTTCTGAATGAACTAGTGAAGGACCACCTTGTACATAGTAAGCAATTTTACCTTCTGTTCCAACAGATCCTTCGTATCCGATATGTACGTCTGTTGTTGCAGCAGAGTACTCTCCATCAGGATATGAAAGATTGCTTTCAACGTTCACATAAGGACCAGCAAAAGCGGCTCCAGCGAGAAGGAAAGGTGATGCAGCTACAGCTGCGATTGTTGATTTGATTGACATGATTGTTTTTTAAAGTGTCTCGCAAGGGAAAAACCCTGCGGATGATAGACCGCCCCGACATGGGAAGTCTCTGTTACATCTACACAGGGTTACGATTATTTCGAGTCCTTTGTATGATACTATTTAGCATAACATGAACTTATACATTTGTCAAGCGTTCGGATTACCCAATCTCTGCTCCTTCAAACGCTCGTGAGATTTCTTTCTTGATTCTAAAAGCATGTTAGCAACTCTTGCACGAGACTCTTGGTCTTGTTTAGGATCAAGATAATCTATAAGAACATCCATAGGATCTACAATTGCTTCGAACTCAGCATCTCCGTCACCAAGAATCTCTTTCAACTCTTTAGGTAAATTTTCGTTTTTAATTTTTGGTAGTTCCATTATAGTACCTGTACAACACCAACAACATCAGGAATTTCTTCCATCAGTTTACGTTCTATACCTTGCTTCAAAGTCATAGTACTCATAGCACATGTCTCACATGCACCTCCGAGTTTTACCTTAACATATCCATCTTCTATATCGTAAAGTTGTAGGTATCCACCATCAGCTTCAATATAGGGAATAAGTTCCTCTAAGACTTTGAGTACGTTTTCTTCTGTTAGTTCCATATTATTTAATTAAGATATATCTAGAAGGGTGTTCATTTACCATATTAAAATCATCAGGATTTGTGTAAATATCAAATGCCATACTCACTCTCACACCATCTTCTTTATTTGGTGGAACACCATGAATACAATCATTGGGAAAAATAACTAGAGTTCCAATTTCACTTACTATCGTTCCCACTTCTTCATACCAAGTTCCAGGATTAGGTCCATATAAAAATACATTTGCACAAACAAATCCTAATTCAATTCCATCACCTGTGTAATGTTTATGGGGTTGTATTCCCTCACCATTTCTAAAAATATTTGCCCAACATTGAACTACACATTCTCCAAATATATCTTTTATTTTTGGAATTAAAATTTTACCTGGCATATCATAAAGATAATTATAACACCAATACCTTCCAGTTAAACTATCATCACTAGTTCCAATATAATT